TTCAAATTGATGAGATTGCACGGCTCTATCGTGTGCCACCGCATATGATTGGCGACCTTGAAAAAAGCTCCTTCAACAACATCGAGCAGCAGTCATTGGAGTTTGTAAAATACACGCTGAATCCGTGGGTGGTGCGCTGGGAACAGTCCTTGCAGAAAGCTCTGCTCAATTCTACTGAGCAGAAAAGGTATTTCATCAAGTTCAATGTGGATGGTTTGCTTCGTGGTGACTATCAAAGTCGTATGGCTGGCTATGCGGTGGGCAGACAGAATGGTTGGTTATCAGCCAATGATATCCGTGAGATGGAAAATATGAATCCTATCCCAGAGGAGGAAGGTGGGAATCTCTACTTGATTAACGGCAACCTATGCAAGCTCCGTGACGCGGGGCTGTTTGGGAAGACTGGAGGTAAAAATGAAGAAACGTAAATTTTGGAACTGGGTGCGCGATGCCGATACTGGCGAGCGCACCCTTGTGCTTAACGGGCAGATTGCCGAAGATTCGTGGTTTGGCGATGAAGTCACACCGACCATCTTCCGTGACGAGCTGATGAAGGGGGAGGGCAATATCACGGTCTGGATTAACTCTCCCGGAGGCGATGTATTTGCGGCAGCGCAAATTTACAATATGCTCATGGATTACAAGGGCAATGTCACTGTCCGTATTGACGGTCTGGCAGCATCGGCGGCATCCGTGATAGCCATGGCAGGAACCACCGTGGAGATGTCTCCCGTCGGGATGTTGATGGTGCATAATCCCAGCACGGCGGTCATCGGCAACACCAAGGAAATGCAGGCGGCAATCCAGATGCTGGACGAGGTGAAGGAATCCATCCTCAATGCCTATGAACTGAAAACTGGACAGTCCCGCCAAAGCCTGTCCGACCTTATGGATGCGGAAAGCTGGATGAATGCCAAGAAGGCCGTGGAACTGGGCTTTGCAGATAAGATTCTGTTCGCTAATGAAGATGAAGAAAAACAGTCCGAGGGTGTGGAGGCCATGCTGTTTTCCCAGCGGGCTGTCACAAACTCCCTCATCGATAAAATCAAGGCACAGTCGCTAAAATTCGTCAAGGTGGCTGGAAAGACTGAAACTCGTGTATCCGCAGACGCTCTCAGGAGCCGTCTTAACTTACTCAGTCACTGATTGGAGGAATAATTTATGGCAAATGTAATGGAACTTCGCAAGAAAAGAGCACAGCTTTGGGAAGGGGCAAAAGCCTTTCTGGACAGCCATGAGGACAAGGACGGTCAGCTTTCTGCCGAAGATGCTGCCGCCTATGACAAAATGGAGGCAGATGTGGTGGCTCTCGGCAAGGATATCGAGCGTCTGGAACGGCAGGCAGCGATTGATGCCGAGCTTGCCAAGCCCACCTCTGAGCCGATTGTTAACAAGCCTGCCGCCAAGGTGCCGGAGAAAACGGGCAGGGCAGCAGATGAATACCGCAAGGCAATGATTGCCGCCATCCGCAGCAACTTCCGCAACGTATCCAACGTCCTCCAGGAAGGTGTTGATACCGATGGCGGTTATTTAGTGCCAGAGGAGTACGACAGCCGCCTGATTGATGTTCTGAACGAGGAGTGCATTATGCGTAACCTCGGTACGAAAATCACCACCAGTGGAGAGCGCAAAATCAACATCGCCGCCACCAAACCTGCCGCATCGTGGATTGAGGAAGGTGGGGCGCTTAGCTTTGGCGATGCCACCTTCGACCAGATTATCATGGACGCCTACAAGCTCCATGTAGCGATCAAGGTGACAGAGGAACTTCTCTACGATGCCGCCTTTAATCTGGAGAGTTACATCATTCAGCAGTTCGGCAAGGCTATCGCCAATGCCGAGGAGGATGCCTTCCTCAATGGTGACGGCAATCATAAGCCCACCGGCCTTTTGACCACGGCGCAGACCGGTGTCACCACCAGTGGCGCATCCATTACGGCAGATGACCTTATCGAGCTGGTCTACAAGCTCAAGCGTCCTTACCGCAAGAGTGCAGCTTTTATCGTCAACGACCAGACCTTGGCGGCAATCCGTAAGCTGAAGGATGCCAACCAGGCATATATGTGGCAGCCCTCCTACCAGATGGGCGAGCCTGACCGTCTGTTGGGTTATCCGATTCACACCACACCGTTTATGCCTACGGCAGAGGCGGGCAAGACGGCGCTGGTGTTCGGTGATTACAGCTACTACAACATCGGTGACCGTGGCTCCCGTTCCATTCAGGAACTGCGTGAACTGTTTGCCGGAAACGGCATGATTGCCTTTGTTATGAAGGAGCGTGTAGATGGTAAGCTGGTACTGCCAGAGGCGGTGCAGATGTTGAAAATCAAGGCGGCTGCAGGCAAGGGCTGAAGTAAATATGGTAGGGGAGATGCCTTGATGGTGTCTCCCTTTTTTATGGGAGTGATGGCTTATGATTGTTTCCCTGCCCAAGGCAAAAGAATATCTCCGCATCGACACGGATGCCGAAGATGATATTGTCCGCAAACTGCTGCGGTCGGCAGAACAGCTGTGCATGGATGTTGCACGGCTCAATGCAGATGAGTTCAAGGCTTGTGGGGCTATTGCCAAAACGGCGGTGCTGTACACCGTTGGCTATCTCTACGAGCACCGTGACGATGCAGACCACAAGGCACTTACCATGACACTCCGTTCCCTGCTGATGGGCATTCGCCGGGAGGGCTTCTGATGTATGTATCTTTGAGTGAGTTGCGTCAAAGGGTGAAAATCCTGCGTCCAATAGCTGAAGAAGACGCTGTCGGCAACCTTATTGAGCAGGGCAAGACGGAGGTGGCTACGGTCTGGGCGAAGGTTCTGCCCTATGCCGCCAAGATTTCAGACGGCTATGCCGAGAAGGTGGACGAGGTATCATACCGGATAGTAATTCGCTATCGTGAGGACATTGAGGTTACGGACATAATTGAGTGGCGTGACAAGACGCTGATAATGTCAGCGCCGCCTTATCCCATGGACGGTGGCCGCAAGTATCTCGTTATGGAGGTAAAGGAGCTGGTGGAAGATGGCTAAGGGATACCAATCCGCAGAGGAGATTCTGCGAGAGTTGGGCGAGAACGCCACCAAGGCCGCCAAGGATGCCTTGGCAGATGGTGCAGAAATTGTCATGCAGGAGGCAAGGAACCGCTGCCCTGTTTACAAGGGAAATGACAATCGTGTGGTCAAGGGAGCACTTCGGGATTCCATCCATGCCGTCAAGCAGAAAGGCGGTGCCAAGTACAAAATCGTAGCGGATGCCGTTTCTCATGATGGCATTTTCTATGGTAAGCTGGTGGAATTCAGCCCCAAGATAAACAAGCCTTTTATGTATCCTGCCATGGATGCCAGACGGGATGAGGTCAGGAATAAGATAATCGATGCGGTAAGGGAGGCACTTCGCAGGAAATGAATATCAAGGAAAAAGTGTATAAGGCTCTGAGTACGTCAAGGGAACTGACATCATTATTGGCAAGAGACAGACGGTGCCGGTGCGTTTATCCCGGCATCAGCCCCAATGCTGGAAGCTACCCAATCATTGTCTATAATGTCATATCGGATGTTCCGGCTCTTACGACAGATGGTGTGGAAATGGAACGGCGCGTGACCGTGCGGCTGCAGATTCTTACCAAGGATGGACACTATGAGCATATCTATGATGTGGTGAATAAAATTATGAAAGGGCTGGGCTTTATGCGCCGGCAGTCCTTGGAAATGGCAGAACGTGATGTATTTGTGTTCTGCGTGGATTATGTAATTGGAATAGGAGTGGACGAATAATGGCAGAAATGAAACCGGCCAGCAGAATGGTCAGCGGACAGTTTATCAATATACAGCGGCTCCATGTGGC